AAGGAGGAAAAACATCATGCTGAGATCCGATCTACCCATCGAACTGCCCTACAACGGATTTGTCGATTACGACGATCCGCTGGGCGTGGACATGGACCAGGTGGCAAAGGACATCGGGGCGTTCATCATCCCGTTCCGCTGCCAGGTCATCCTGGCCGGCGCCGTCGTCACGGAGACCTGCGGCGGCGAAACGACCACGCCCGTCGTCGATTTCGACAAGCGGCCCACGGCCGGGTCTGATACGGACCGCGGCGCGGCCGACATCGGGCACCTGATCCTGAGCACCACGGCGGCCGGCAAAATCATGTATGACGAGGCCGCCAGGGGAACCGTGCTGGAACCCGGGGAAGAGGTGGTCTTCGAGCTGGCCGTCGCCGCGACCGGAACCGGCGGCGAAGCGGGCCACGTCCGGCCGTTCCTGCTGGTTCAGCAAGTGCCCGAGGTCCTGGGCAACCTGAGCGACATGGTCGAAACGGCGTAAGCCGGGAAAAAGCGTCCGGGCCGCCTTGAGCGGCCCGGACCTTCAGCCACAAGGCGAAAAGGAGGATAAACCCATGGCAGCATTAGCAAGCACCGACGTCACCGTCACCGTCAATGCGGGCGACCGCGAGATTGCCGGCGGCGGCGCGTTCAAGAACCTGACCCTGGCGTCCGTTGTCTTCGGCGACGGGTCGCTGACCTACCCGACCGGCGGCGTACCGATGCCGGCGATCGGCAAATTCGGCCTCCACAAGGCCGTCAACTTCGCCGCGATCATGGACGATCCCGGCAACGGCTTCGTCTACAAGTACGACGTCACGAACCACAAGATCAAGATCTACACGCAGGGCTTTTTGACCGGCGCAACGGTCGTCGGCGCGGCCGAAACCGGCGCGCTGGTCAAGGATTCGGCCGGCAATGAGGCGACGGCGCCACGCATGCCCAAGACGGCCGCGAGCAGCACCTACGACATGGGGCCGCTGATCGAACTGCCCGCGACGATCGCACCCGCGGCCACGACGCTGAAACTTCTGGTCATCGGGGAATAGGCCATCCGGAATGACGGCGCCCGGGCCCGGTCCGGCGTCCGGGTGTCGCATTCCCGCGCCAACGAAAGGAGAGAGACAGTCTTTATGCCACAGCAATTAACGATCAAAGCCAAAGACGGATCATTGAAAAACATCCAGGTGCTGCGCTGCTGGCAGGACATCAGCGGCAAGCAGGTCTTCCTGCATTTAAACGGCAGCTATGCCTACAAGGACCTGACGCCGCTCCGGTCCGCAGGGGAATTCGACATCATCGCCGATCCGCGGCAGAAGGCCCAGGCCCTGGCCTGGTGGAAGCGCGCCGGCGAGGCGCAGTCCAAGGCCTACTACAATGAGCAGGAGACGGCCGCGCTCGACCAAACGGGCGATTTCCAGCCGGAGCCCGCCCGGGCCGGGACCGAGATGGACGCCGTCCTCTATTTCCGCAGGCCCATCGGCCGGCGCAAGGGGGCCGTTTCCGCCCCCAAGTCCTGGATGGAATGGTTTGGAACGCGGCCCGACTGGTGGGGCCAGGCGCGCTCCGTGGATTTCGCCGACTATCGCTATGAAATGATCGAGCCCCCGGCCGGCGCATCCAACGAGACCGGGGAGGCGTAGCGCCATGTCCGGGCCCATCACGGATATGGCCGTGCGCTACTGCCCGCAGTGCAAGGGCGTCTACGTCGAGGACGACCGCATCCAACGCGACACGAACCGCTGCCCGCGCTGCGGCGCGGACCTGAGCGCGCAAAAAAAGGGAGGAGAGCTGACATGGCAAAGTTAAGCACCGTATCAACCTACAAAGAACCCACGACGGCCAGCCTGAGCTTCGCGGAAAAGAGCAAGGTCCAGCCCGTGGGCTTCGAGGGCCTGGGCATCGACCAGGACGTGACCGTCACACTCAAGGGGAAGGTCACGCGCCTGGCTTCGCATGAATGGGACAAGAGCAAATCCGTCACGGTGGAATTGACGGAGTGCGCCTTCACGGTACCCGTCGAAAAGCCCGTGACGATGGACAGCGCGATTTCCGACGCGGCGAAGACCAGGAAGAAGGTCCGCTGAGATGGACGGTAAGCTGCTGCTGCGGACCCTGCTGGACGCGCTGGACGCGCCGGCGCAAGACGAGATCTTCCACACGGACGGCCGCGTGCTGTACCATCTGCTGGACGCCGCCGCCGCCGAGTTTGTGCGGCAGACCCGGTGCCTGACGTCCTCCATCACGCTCACGACCGTCAAGAGCCAGCAGGCCTACGACCTGCCGCCCGACTTCATCGCCCCGTACATGAAGGATTCCCGGGACCGTTTTTTTGTCCGTTACTACGACGGCGCGACCTATCTGTTCCCGGTTCTGACGACCTACGAGGAACTCTTCCGCGACAACCGGACGACCGAGCAGGAGACGCCCGGGCGCGTGTGCCTGATCGACAAGCCGACGACGCTGGCGACCGTGACGGGGACGACCACGGACGCCGGGGCGCTCAGCGCCGGCCAGTGCATCCTGACGGACAGCGCCCGGAAATTCACCACCACGGAGCTGGTCTATGCGCGCGACATCGTTCACAACACGACGTCCGGCGCCGACGGCATCGTTCTGTCCGTCACGGACGCCACGCACCTGGTCACGGCGCTGTTTGAGGGCAAGAACCAGGCCTGGGCCAAGAGCGACACCTATGTCATCCAGCGCGCGACCAGCAAGCAGCTGCACCTGGAGGCCCCGCCCGCGACCGCCGGCCACAACATCGTCGTGCCCTACCTGTGCATGCCGGCGCCCGTGTTTTCGGATTATGGATTTTGGCGCTTCGCGCCCATGAGCTGCCGCGCGATCTGCTACGAGGCCGCCTTCATGTTCAAGAACCGCGACGGCGATTACCTGAGCAGCGACCGGCATCATGTGATGTTTCAAAACGAGGTCAACCGCATCCGCGCCGAAACCGCACGGGAGATCCTGCGCGCCGGCCGGGCCAAGAACCCTTATTGAAGGAGGTAGCGCAATGGCAGCATTATTTGCAGATCTGGCGGCCGTCGTCACGGCGGTAAGGTCCCTGGTCAACGAGCCGGCCGAGGTTCTGGCGTCCGATACGGAAATCCAGAACTGGATCAAACAGGCGGCCGTCGACATATCCACAAAAGCGCTTTGCTATGAGACGATCGGCGCGCTGACGCTTGTCGCGGGCACCATGGAGATCGCCAAGCCCACGGACTGCCTGAAGGTCTACGCCATCTATCACAACGGCAAGGGGATCATGAAAATCCACCCGCGCCAGATCGCGCATTTGGGCACGGTCGCGTCGGGAACGCCGCTTTACTGGTATGAATTCGGCGGCTACCTCGGATTCTATCCGGTGCCCGACGCCGGCGCCGCCGCAGCGACGACCAAGGGGCTCTATTCCAAGGAGACCAACGACATTACGGTGATTCCGGAGACCTATCAGCCCCTGGCGGTGCTGTTTGCCGCGTCCAAATACAAGCTCAAGGAGCTCAAGCCGGCCGTGGCGGCCCAGTATTATCAGCAGTACCTGAATTCGCTGATGTTCCATCGCCAGGACCTCTACGAGCGCGGCGTGGACTCCAAAGATATGTTCAAGATCCCGGACCGGACGGTGGCTGCGGCCTGAGCCCCCGCCTAAAGGAGGTTGGATGTGTCGATGACGCTGCCGGAAGGCGTTGTGGAGGTTCGGGCGGTGATGAACGAGCCCGTCCCGGTCGTCCTGAGCGATACCGAAATCGAGGCCTGGCTGTCCCTGGCCGCCGTGGACGTGTGCCTGAAGACCCTGGGGCATTGCGCCGTCGAGCCGATCTATCTGCCCGCAAACGACCTGTCCGGCGAGCTGGAGCAATTCGCCGACAGCGCCCTGTCCGGCACGCCGCGCGTCGTCGAGGACCAGAGCGTGTATTTCAAGGTCTACCCAACGAAGGCCGCCGGCGGCGCGCCCGTGGCGCCTTCGGCCTGGAAGAGCTGGGACGACACGACGCTTTCCGGAACGCCGCGGCGCATCGGATTCCGGCACGGCTCCGGCCTGTTTTGGATGATGGGCTATCCCACGGCCGCGGCCCTGAACAACCCCACGGCCGACGCCGACCAGGATCTGCTGTATGACGTCCCGGCCGGCACCGTGGCCGGCACGCCCTGGGCGTTCTGCCTCGAAACGGGCGGCGTCGCGTATTACTTCAAGGCGTACGAGCTGACCGGGTACCCCGCCGCCGACGGCCTTTTGATGCACCCGGTCCCGACAGGCCTGGTCAAGACCAAGGCCCTGCAGCGGCTGGGAGACGGCGGGAGCATCCTGGGGCTGGTCCAGACACGGCCGGCGCAATTCGGCCATCTCAACCAGGACGCCGACATCGACCCCCTCTATTACAACGACTTTGCACAGACCCTGTTTCTGCATCCGGGCGGCGGCGCGCGCGGCCTGGCGGTCTATCTGGCCGGCGCTTTTTACACGGTCGATTTCACCGAACTGGCCGACGAGCTGCAGCCGCCCTGCCTGGTCTATGCGATCATGCTGGCGCATTACAAAATCGGCAAATACGCCACGGGAGCGGCGCTGTACCGGCAGTATCTGTCCATGGTGCTGGACCTGCGTGAAGCGCTCTACCCGCTGGCGATGGACGGCCTGGAGGCCGTGCGCCTGGCCGATGCGATGGAAAAAAGCAGGCCCGCGGCGAGGACCCAGCCCCAGCCGCGCCGAAAGCCCAGGAGAAGACGCTAATGTCCGACAAAGAGCCCGTCCAGGTCCGACACCACGCCCCGACGCTGCTGCGGGAAACGCCCGTGGCGCCCGACGAGGACACCGTCACGCCGGCCATCCGGCCCACGATCTCCCTGGAGCTGCCCGCCGCACCCGACGAGGACACCGTCACGCCGGCCATCCGGCCCGCGATCTCCCTGGAGCTGCCCGCCGCACCCGACGAGGACACCGTCACGCCGGCCATCCGGCCCACGATCTCCCTGGATCTGCCCGCCGCACCCGACGAGGACACCGTCGCGCCGGCCATCCGGCCCGCGATCTCCATGGAGCTGCCCGTGGCGCCCGACGAGGACACCGTCACGCCGGCCATCCGGCCCGCGATCTCCATGGAGCTGCCCGCCGCACCGGACGAGCCGCAGCGGCGCAAGCAGTTTTCGTTTGCCGAGGCCGCCTGGATTCCCGATGCGGACGCGCTGGCGATCGGCGAGAAGAACCTGTCCGACATCCAGAACCTGCGCTATACCGACGAGGGGCTGGAGGGCGTCCAGGGGTACAGCAAGATCAACACGACGGCGCTGACGACGTACCTCAAGATCCGCGCCGGCATCCAGCTGCGCGCGCCCTTCACGACCAAGAGCCGGGTCCTGGTGCAGGCCTACAACACGGGGCTGACGGCGTCCCAGGTCCTGCAGAACCTGACCGCCATCCCCTCGCAGGGGGATTTTGCGGCCACGGCGCTGCACACGGACGCCGCCGGCGCCGGCCGAGGGCGCTTCGCCCAATGGCCGAACCACCACGTCGCCTACTGCAACGGCGTCGAAAACCGCATATACGCGGGCGACGAGACCGCCTGCGCGTTCGTCAGCTGCGCCACGAGCCTGACCGACCATGTGGACTACACCGAACCCGTGCGTACGGACGAAACGACGGACGCCGCGTCGCTGCCGCTGGCGGTCGTGCAGGGCTCCGAGCGGGAATATGCCCTGGGCCGGGACCTGGCGGCCAACGCCGCCGACTACCAGGCCCTTTGCGCGCGGTTCAAGGCGCAGCGGACCGGCAAGATCCACGGCGTCACGTTCAAGCTCAAAAAAACGGGCGCGCCGGCGGGAAACCTCTATGCGATGCTCTACACCTCCACGGGGACCTACCCCGACAACTACCCCAACACCCAGGAGGGCGCAAACTCCAACCTGGTCGCCTGCAGCACGCTGTCCACGAGCTACACGGACATCCATTTTACCTTTGCGGCCGACCTGCCCGACGTAACCGCCGGGACCTATTACTATATCATCCTCAAGGCCGACGCGACCTATGCCTATGTGGACGGCGTCACCGAGGTCGTCGCGGGGTATTTCAACTATTCCACGGAGACCAAGAACACGGCCTACCAGGCCGCGGCCGGGGCCTGGAACAACTGGCTATCCAACCGCGCGCAGCTCGACTTCCAGGTGCATTACAAGGTCTACCTGTACCTGGGCACCACGCGCGCCGCCGCCGGTTTCAAGTTTTCCATCGACGCCGCCGCCAAAAACACACGCACGACGCCCGATCTGCTGGCCGAAATGTGGGCCGGGAGCGCCTGGGCCTATTGCGCCAACATCACGGACGGCACGGTCTCGACGGGCAGCACCATGGCCCAAACGGGCACGGTCTCGTTCGACTCCACGGACGGCGTCGCGCAGCCGCGCCTCATCAACAACCAGGTCCTGCACTTCTACCGCATCTCCTGGACGGATTTTCTGCTGCGCGGAAAAACCACGGCGACGGAATGGCAGCAGGACCCGACCACGGAGTGGGTGGAGATCTGCGACGGCACGGTCGACCAGCTCTGGCCCATGCTGCTGCCGCTTTCCGGCGATAAGGTGCTGTGCGTCTATGAGGGCGACGGCGGCGACCCCTTCTGCAAGCTCTCCGACGACAACGGCGCGACCTGGGGCTCCGCCGTGGAGGTCGTCAGCGGCACGTCCGGCGTCTCGCGGCCCGGGGCCACGATGCTGGACGACGGCACCGTTCTGTGCGCCCTCAAGTTCGCCGGCGCCTGGGACGCCGACGGCGACATCCGGGTCTACAGCTCCAGCGACGACGGCGCGACCTGGGCGCTTCTGTCCACGCCCGTCGCGGCCTGCTATGCGCCGCGGATTCTGGCTTTGAGCAACGGGACCGTCCTTTTTGTCTACAACAAGATGGGCGCCGGCCCGATCACCGTCTGCGGCAAAATCAGCGCGGACGACGGCGCGACCTGGGGCAGCGAGTTCACGATCCGCTCGGCCGGCCCGGGCGTCAACGCGCAGAATTTCTTCCTCTTCCAGACCCGCAACGGGACCGTGTTCTGCGGCAACTGGGGAGAGGAAGGCGCCGGGCCCTATGCGCTCAAGGTCTGCAAGAGCTACGACATGGGCCTGACCTGGTCGGCCCCCGCCACGATCGTCACGGCGGCCAACTACAACGCGGGCGCGCCGTGCTCGATGGGCTATGACCTTTACGGCGTCCTTTATCTGGCCTTTCACAACGATACGGACCGCAACGTGATCCACTACTGCACGTCCGGAGACGACGGCGCGACCTGGTCGCACACCGCGCCGCCGACGGCGCCCCTGCCGCTGGTGCACGGCGCCGACATCTGCCGGTCCCCCGGGCTCGCCCTGGTCGACGGCGTGCTCAGCATGGCCTTCAGCTACCGGACGGCCGGCGCCGGCAACTACCGCCTCATGTTCGCCCAGTATACCGAGACGGCCGCGACGATCCACGCCCAGCCGCCCCGGGCCTACCAGCTGACGGCCGATTTGCCGTTTCAGTCCATGAAAAACGCCTGGTGCGGCGTGCCGCTTCTGTGCACGGGCTTCAAGGTCTTCGACGGAACGCTGTATGCCGACTATACGGCGGAAATGGCCGACGACAGCATGTCCACGGGGACCGGCACGGCCCTGGACGCGTTCGCCACGACCAAGAGCATCATCATCCAGACCTCCGCGCGCGCGCAGGCCTTCACGTTCCACTTCATCGCCGCCAACGACCAGGCGTCCGTGATGACGCTGGAGCGCTACCAGGGCGGATTTGTGGCCTCGTCCTACCAGGAGGACGGCACGAGCAACGCCGGCAAGAGCTTCGGGCAAAACGCGACCGTCTTCATCGGCCCCGATCCGGACGACACCAAGCTGAGCGTCGACGGCTCCGATCCCTTCTACACCTACCGCATCACGTTCAGCGCCACGCTGGGCGCCAACGTGGAGCTCTATTATGTGACCGCCATCGAGGCCCCGGAGGACCTGAAAAACTACAAATTCCCCTTCATGTTCCTGAACCGGCCCATGCTCTGCGGCTACCCGCAGGGGCGGGAGGGCAACCGCGTGGACTACGGCATGACCAACACGACCGACGTTTTCAACGGCCCGGACAGCTCGCTGGGCACCGACAACGAGGCGCTCTACTTCGGCGGGGCGGAGGACCTCACCTGCGCCTGCGAGGTCTACAACCGCCTGGGGTCGTCGATCTATTCCTTCGCTTTGTTCTGCAAGGAGTTCGAGACCTACCTGCTCAACGGCTACGACCCGGCGACCTACAAAATCTATCCGGTCTCCACGACCTACGGCTGCCCCGCGCCCGAGACGATGGACACCTGCCAGGTGGACATCTCGCCCGACGCGGCGTCCGTGCGCAGCATCGCCATGTGGATCTCGCACCGCGGGCCCGTGATCTTCGATTCCGGCGGCCTGACGCCCGTACGCGGCATCGAGTGCTACTTCGACCAGGCGGACAGCCGCTGCGTGAACGACGCAGCCCTGGCCAACGCCTGCGGCAAGTTTCACCCCACGCGACCCGAGTATCACGTCCTTTTGCCGTCCGGCACGGGCCAGACGACGAACAACGTCTGGCTGGTCTACAATATCCAGAAAAAACGATGGTTCAAGGTCGTTCCGTCGGCCGCCGCGAGCCCCTACCCGCAGGCGCTCATCCCCGTGACGGACTTAACCGGCGGCGTCTACTGCTACGGCAGCCGCGACAACGGCTACCTGATGCGCCTCAACGCGGATACGCCGGCCTGGGACGGCACGGCCTCCGTGCAGTTCGCCGTCCTGGCGGACCAGCTGGCCTCCGGCGATCTTTGGGACCTGATCCGGCTGAACCGCTTCAAGCTGCTGGGCGTTTGCATCACGGAAAACATCACGGCGTCCATCACGCACTATGCCGACGGCGCGGCGGCCGGCACGGCGCTGACGGCCGTGGCCCTGAAGGGCAGCAACCGCTATTTCCGGTCGAGCCAGGGGATGAACCTGCTGGCCTGGTCGCACCAGCTCAAGATTTCCGCAACCGTGTCCAGTGAATTGCGCGGCATGCGGCTGCTGGGCTGGGGGCTGTTGTATCAGATCGTCCGCGAGGACAAATAGGAAAGGAGAACGATCATGGCATGGGGAGACGCAAACCCGACCGGGGCGGAGGTACTCTATAAAAAGGCCCTGCTGCGCGAGCTGGCCCAGCCGATGTCGATGGGCGCCGTGCCCGATCTGTCCGCGTCCGCGGCGGAGTTTTCGGCCGGGCGCGCCAAGGCGGACGCAGAGGCCCGGGCGCTGGCCTCCGACAGGACCTTCACCGAAAAAAGGCTGGTCGAAGACGCGCGCGAGTGGGAAAACAAGATGACGCAGGCCAGGGATTATCTGAAGATATGGGAGGATCAAAACCAGTGGGCCACGATCATCGGCGGGGCCAACCTGGTTGTGTCGGGGCTCGCCGGTCTCAAGCAGGCGGAGCGCGTCGAAAAGCAGGACGCCCGCCTGGCCGAGATCGCGGCCGGGCCGTCGCGCGCCGTACAGGACCTGACCCAGGAGCTCCGGCGGCAGCAGGGGCAGATCAACACCCGGCGCACCGACGCGATCCCCGCGGAGACCAGGGGCGGACCCGTGGCGGAGGCCCCGGCGTCAACCCCGCAACCATTGACCTTGCGGGATCTCGTCCGCTGGTATCACTAAGGAGGTAAAAGAGCCATGGCCGTAGCATACCCCAACCTGTCGCAGATCGCGGCCGTCACAGGCCGGAAGCTGAAATTCCCCTACCAGGCGTGGCTGGGAGCCCAGGCGCCTGCCGCCCGCGAAGAGGCCCGGCAAAGCGCCCTGGACGAGGCCCGGACCGAGGCCCTGGAGCAGACCGCGCGGCAGTTCGATGCGGGGCAGCGCCTGACGCGGGAGCAGATGGACATCCAGAAGTCCCAGGCGGAGACCGGGAGAAACCTGCAGCTGGCCCAGCTCGCCGGCCTGGGGCTCTACGCCACCGACCTGCACAAGCCCATCCTTTCGGCCGGCAAGGACATGCTGAAAACGGGCTCCGAGGGCGTCAAGGAGGCCGCGACGGCGACCTACGAAGCCCTCAAGCCGGGCGCGCAATCCCTGGGCGACCTGGCCAATGCTTCGCCGGAGACCGTCACGGAGCCGATCCTTTACGACATGATCCCCAGGCGCGCCCTGGAAGAGACCGTCTTGCACCCGTCCCTGGAGGGCGTGACGGAGGCATCGCTCGCCGGCACGGACATCGCCGGGAGCGGCGCAACAAGTTTGGAGGGCGTGACGGCCGAATCGCTCGCCGGCACGGACATCGCCGGCAGTGGTGCAGCCTTCGGCGCCGGGAGCCTCGTCTGGCCGCTGGCGGCCGTGGCCGGCTACAACCTGGCGCGCACGATGGGCGGCGGCAATCTCAACGCCCCCTACGCCACCAAGACCGACACACAGAAGCTTTTCTCCGCGCCGGCGACAAGCATGGCGACGCTGCCGCTGAGCATCGCCGCGCGCCAGATCACGGGCAGCGAGGGCAACCCGGTTTCCAAGGCCGCCGACTGGCTGGGCCAGCGCGAAGAGAATCTGCTCGGCAAGCCCGTATCGCAGCTCTTCCGCGGCGATGTGCTGGGGGCCGTGCAATCGGTCGCCGAGGATACCTGGAACCTGGTCACGGGAAAGACCTGCATCATCATCACCTGCTGCACGTCGCCCGATTCGGACGAGGTCAACCTGGCCCGCGCCTACCGGGACCAGTTTCTCACCCCCGAAGAATTGCGCGGCTACTACATGCTGGCCGAAGAGACGGTCCCGAAACTGCTGGCCGACCCCGCCTACAAGCAGCACATCCAGGAGGCGCTCGTCGCGCCGCTGATCCAATACGGCGCCTGGCGGCTGGGCCGCAGCGAAGCCTGCCCGGAGGCCGCGCAGCGGATCGCCGAGGACTTTATCGCCGTATGCCGCGCCCGGGGCGCGTCTGTGGCATCCTTTACCAGATCTAACGGGGAGGTGGTCTGATGAATCCCGCAATTCACAACCCTTACGGGGCCGTGCCCGAAGCGCTCAAAGAGGCCCGGCTTTCCTTGAGCGACATCATGAAGGACTTCCTGATGACGAAAAAAATGGAGCAGGACCTTTCCCTGGCCCAGGCCAAGGCCGCGACGGAAACAGCCCTGGTCGGCGCCGGCATGGAGCGCGACCGGCTCGTCAACCTGCGCGACATGGCCCACCAGGAGCAGCAGCAGCGTCAATTCGACGTGACGGCCGACCTTCACCAGGCCCAGCTCGCCGAGCAAAAGCGGCACGCGCTGGCCGACGAGGCGCATGGGGAAAGAAGCCTGGCGGAGCTGGCCCGGCACAACGAGGCGACGGAACGGCAGGGGGCCGCCGGCCTGTCGCTGCAGCAGCAGTTCCATGCCGGCTCGAAGCCCGGCAAGGCCAAGGACCTGATGACCCGGGCGTTCCCGACCATTTCCGGCGAACACCGCACCCGCATCCTCGATGCCGCGGGCATTGACCCCGAAGCCGTCACGACAGCCGACGAGCTCAGGCAATACCAGCGCTACCTGCTGCCCATCCAACAGAAGCTGCTGAACGAGGATTTTCAGGAAATCACGCGGAAATACGACCAGAGCCAGGACGCCAAAGAGCGCAAGACGCTGGCGGCGGCCGCGGACCGCATCGCCACACAGGTCAAACAAATCGACGAATTTCTGACCAAGGAGCTCACACCCGAAGGCGCGGCCAAGATCTTCAAGATCGAAGAGGCGGCCGGCCGCATCCCCGTCGGGCAGACCTTCACGGATTTTTATCAGAACCTGCAGGTCGTGCGCGACCACAGCAGCGCCGCGAAAAAGCAGCTCCAGACCGCCGCCCAGCTCCGGCTGGCCGCGGACAGGGGCGGCGCCCTGAAGGACCCCGAGGCGGTCCAGACGCACCGGGATCTGCTGACGCAATTCGGCAACCTGCGCCAGGAAACGGGATGGAAAGAGGGCGTCGTGAAGCAGTACCAGAAAAAGATCGACGCCGGCGACAGCCGCGGCGCCGCGATGTTCCTCAGCCAGATGATCGAAGTGGGGAAGCGGCAGCCCGCTGCGGCCGCAAAAAAAGAAGGCGGCGGTTTCGCCGTCGATTCGGGGATATGAATCATGGCCGCGCTAAACGAGAACATACTCCATGACGGCAAGGCGCTGGCCGATGCGCTCATCGGGCCGGGCCGGAGCCCCCTCGCCGGGGAGCCGCTGGGGCAGGTGCTGAACGACGGCAACGCCCTGGCCGATTATATCCTGCTGGGAAAACTGCCCCCGCGGCCGACGGCCGCCGCCCAAAAGCCCATAAAGCCGCGCGGCGTGATCGCCGAGACGGCTTCGGCGCTGGCGTCCGGCCTGGTCTCCACGGCGGAAGGAATCGGCGGCGCAATGGAAATGCTGGGCGTGCCCGGCGGCAGAAAAATCCGCGAGGAATGGCAGGCCATCGGCGAACTGGAAGCACTGCAACGCCCAACGTATCTTCAGCAGGACGACACGATCCGCGCCAGAGACTGGCGCTGGTGGGTCCGGAACATTGGAGAGAACATCCCCAATTTCGTGATGATGTACGGCACGGGCGGCGCCGTTGGCGCAGGCGCCAAGATTGCCGGCGCGGGCATGAAGGCGATCCGCGCGGCAGCCATGGCCGGTGGGTTCGGCGGTTCATTCACGATGGAAGGAGGCAGCCAGTACGCACAGACCAAGCAGGAGATGCAACGGGAAGGAAAATACACGCCGGAAGAAATCGAACGCGTGGCAACGATGGAGGGCATGCTGTCCGGAACGGTCAACGCGATTATCGAGATGGTTCCGATGGGGAATGTATTCGGCAAGGAAGCCGTGCAAAAACACATCCTCAAGCGCATTCTCCAGCAGGGCGTGCTCGAAGGATCGACGGAGGTTCTTCAGGAAGCAGTCAACGTCTGGTCGGAAAAGCTGGGGCACAAGCCCGATCAAAAATGGTCGGACCAGGTCAACCGCATGCTGACGGCGGGGATTGTCGGCGGGGTTATGGGCGGCGTGGTCGCCGGACCCATGGGACATGCCTACCAAAAACAGCAGGCGGTGCAATACAACACAGCGGCAGACCAGTTGGCGCTGAAGGAAGATATTTATCAATGGAAAGACGCCGGTCTGACCGACACAGAAATCGCCGCACGCGTCGAGACCCGGATCAAAGAGGGGCGCGAGCGGATAGCGGCGTTAAACAAGTTGCGGGAAGATGCGGCAGTTGCGGCGGAGCAGGTGCAAGCTCACCCCCCGGCGGGAAAAGCAGAAACAGGCGAACCCCCTGCATTGCCCGAAACGCAACCATTGCCAAATATCCCGGAGATCGAAGCGCGGGACATGGTTGATTACGTCCTCTATGGGCAGGGGAAATACACGCCCGCATCAGCGCCGATAAAAGAACAGGCGGCTCAGGCCAAGGTCCGGATCATGGCCGCGTTTGGAATGAAACCCAAAACGGCGCCGTTAGCCGAACCGCCGACCTCCATGACGGAAGGCGGCATGGTGGACACGACGACGGCCGCCAAGGACATTGGGCAGCAGCCCGCGCGCGACGAGGCTGCGGCCGCCGGTCACGCCGCCGCGGTTCGGCAGCAGGGCGAGGAACTTTTCCAGGTCATCATGGGCGACATCACGCGCGAAAACGAGCAGAAAATCGAGCTGGCCAAACAGGCGGAGACGCAGCGCCTCGAAGCCGAAGCCGCCGCCCAGGCCCGGCAGGAAGCCGCCGCCCAGGCCGATCTGGTCGCCCAGGCGCAAGCGCAGCAGCAGGGAGCCCGGGACAAATTGACGGCGGGCGACCCGGAGCGCCAGAGGCTTTTCGACCAGGTCATGCAGGCCACGCCCGACGCGGTGATGAAGGCACCCGAGTTTGCGGCCCGGGGCTTGACCGTGGCGCCGGCGGGGATCACGGACCGATACCAGGTCATCGTCCAAACGCCGACAGGGCCCCAGGAGAGCGTTTGGGGGCTGGGGCAACTGCGGCAGCAGCTCGCCCAGTTCCGCATCGAGGACCGCCAGGCCGTGCTGGACCGCGAGGCCGCCGACCGCAAACACGCCTCGCAGCGCATGGAAGAGGAACGCATCAGGAAGCAGGAAAAAGACGAAGCCAGCATGTTACGGCACGTTCGCGATGGGTTTCTCAATCAGGGCCGGCCCTTGTCGATTCAGCAATGGGAATATCTGCACCAAAACCGGGACCGTCTCACGCCCGAAGAAATCAAGCGTCTCGACGCGATCCCGAAGCCGGCGGCGCCACCTGCGCCGCGGCCGTTTGCGCCGGTTGTGGGGCAGCCGCCGGCAGAGACGGCCGAAGCGGAAACCACAGCCGCATTGGAAGAAAAAGAGCCGGAAGCCGCCGCCGGGACCGAAGAGGACTGGCAAGCGACGCCGATCGCGGGGCTTGTGCTCACCGAAATGCAGGAGCAGCTCAGGCAGGGGCACGGCCGCACGGCCGTTATGGTCGGCGAGGCCCACCATGATATGGGCATGGGCGACTACAAGATCACGGGCACGTCGCACGCGCGATGGTTCAGGGATATATCGAAGAAGCACGGCGGTCTCAAAGCAGCCTATCTCCAGCGCATCATCGGCAAGATCCTGGAGGGCAAGCCCTTAAACGACGCCCCGGATGCCAAGGTCAGCGAGGCCAAGGTAGCTGCAGACATTCTGGCCGCCGCGCACGACCTGGCCGCCGAGCCTCATTTTCAAGAGGCGGCCCAGGCCATGCGGGAGGCCGAAGAGGCGCGCGCCGCGGACGAGACGCCCCCCGAACCGTGGCGCATGACGCGCGAAGCATTGACCGACGCGCTCGACTGGGGCGCCGAGCCCATGGCCGCCATTCCGGGCGAGCCCCTGGAGCATATCGGGAAAAACTGGGACAAATCGCCGGCCGCCCTCTTCGAGGACGAGGCCAGCGGGAAATACTACATCAAGCGCAGCGACGGGACCACCCTCTGGAACCCCCAAACCAAATCCCGTTTGTTCGAGGACGCCATCGAGGCCTGGGACGAATACCACCGGCAGGAGGTCCGCCAGGCCGTCGCGGACGGCAAGCCCGTACCCGCCAACGTCCGGGAGCAGTACGCGGAGCCCCCGGAGGCGGAAGAGGAAGTACCCGCCGCCACGCCGGCAGCCACACCGGCGCCGGAAGCACCCGCGGGGAAAACGCCCTCCCCGGGCGTCCAGTCCCTGGCCGGCAAGCCGCCGGCTCCGGCGCGGCTGACCTATGAGCAGTTTGCCGCACAGTACCGCGAGGCCTTCGCCGCCGGGAATAAATACACGCCCAAAGAGGCCGGATTCAACGTCTATTCCGACAAAATGGCCGATCTGGCCGACGCCTACCCCGAATACCTGGAGCGCCTGGAGGCCGAAGAGGAAGCCGCCGCCGCGCCGCAGCCGGAAATCAGCCAGAAAGAACTGGCGGACGTGCGATCGCGCATGCGCCGGGCCAAGGAGCTCGGTTTGAGCATTGCCGGCGTCGAGGAATGGTTAGGCGTTATTGAGGCCGGAGACGCTGCAAAAATAGCCAAAGAGCCGGGCGTCAAAGACACGCTCGACATGCTCAACAGCCTCATCGCCCGCCGGGAGCGGAATCTCAAGAAAGATGCCGAGGAAGAGGCGGCACGGGCGGCCGCGGCGCGGGCCGCCGAGGCGCCGGCCAAAGAAAAAACCGGCCCGAAGGTCGGGGATGTCCTGAGCGACGCGGATCTCGATGCGCTCATGGCCGAGGCCGTGGCGGAAACAAAGGCCGCGGCGGAAGCTCCGGCGGCAGCAGCAGCGCCTGCGGCGGCACCACCCGCGGAAAAAGCGCCCTCCCCGGGTGTCCAATCCCTGGCTGGGAAGCAGGCGGCACCGGCCATGACGGTCGCGGCCGCGACAAAACAGCCGTCCGCGCCGGCCAAGAAGATCGCCACGCTGCTTTACGCCCTGGGCATTCAGGACAGCATCCTGCAGGGCGAAGATTACTACCGCCGCGTGAAAAACCCGCCCTATATGGATCTCGTCATCGAACGCCACGGCCGGGAGATTTACCTGACGCACTATTACCAGCAGGCCGGCGATTCGATCATGGACGGCGAAATGATCTGGACGGTCAACAAAAACGGAGATCTCTTCCTGAAGGAAACGGCCGTGCAGGACCCGATCCGCGGCGGCGAGCTGCGGGGCCGGGATGAAAGATTCGCCAACATCTTCGCCAGGAATTTGGTGGAGCAGGGATTCGGAAAAGGCACGCTCGTCAACCCCCGCGAAGAGAAGACAGTGTCCGCCCCGCCCGCCGAAGCGCCGCCGGAAGAGAAGGCGGCGGCGGAAGCGCCGCCGGCGGTGCCGCCCGCGGGAAAAGAGTCCTCCCCGGGCGTCCAATCCCTGACCGGGAAGCCGGCCAAGGCCCCCTACCGGATACTGGACAGGTCCCGTTTTTCGCCCCGGGCCGTTGCGGTGTCGAAATTCCTGACCGACGAGCCGCAGACCATCGAGCAAATCGCGGCCAAGGCTGGAGAAACCACGGCCCTGGCCAAGGTTTTTGTCGAAGAGCTGGTGCAAGACGGCGTCGCCGCCTGGATACTGGGGGCAAACAAATACGTCCGGGGCTCCACGGCCATCGACTACGGCAGGGAAGAAGCGCCGGCAGAGAAGCCCCAGGAGAAGGCCGAGAGCGATCAGCCGGCCTTCAAGGTCGGCGACCGCGTCGTGCTGAAGAACGGCAGGCACGGCAAGGTCATCAAGTACGATCCCCTGGTCATGCAGTCCATCTACGGCGGCAAGCGCAGCGTCAGCCACTACTACCAGGTCGAATCGGACGCGGGGAAGATTTACCACACGGAAAGCCAGGAATACCTGCAGCCCGAGCCCGGTATTGAGCGTCCGGGCGTCGTGCCCGACATCCGCATCGACAACCGCTACCTGGAGCCCGGCGAAGTTGCAGACAATATCCAGTATTACCGTCAGAGGGCCCGGGAGGAAGACGCCGCGGCGCAGCGCGCGCGCAAGCCGTCGAGCGTCGGGCTGCACCGGCAGACGACGGCGGACCGCCGGGCGCAGGCCGACCAGTATCAGAAGGCGTTCGACGAATGGGCCGCGGAATATCCCGAAGAGGCCCAAAAATACAGGCCCGTGAAGGCCCCCGCGCCGGCGTCGGCCGGCGTCCAGACGCTGACGGGAAAGCCGGCGGCGGCAGAAGCACCGGCTGCAGCGCCCGCGCCCGCAGAAACCGGATTGGGCGCCTACGGCCTGACCGTCACCAAGTCCGCAACCAACACGGGCAAGACGGTCTGGAACGTCACGGGACCCGAGACGCGCACCTGGAAAGACACGATCAAACAGGCCGGCGGCCGCTGGTACCGCGGCGGACAGGCCTGGAGCTTCTACAACGGCGACCCCACGCGGGCGCTGCTGGAGGCCCTGCCGCCCATCGACCAGGTCCACCCCTCCATCCGCGACAAGTACCGGCCGGCGCCGGCGAAAACCTCCGCCGTGTCACGCGAAAAGATCCGCGATTGGATGTTTAACAACGCCATCACGGGGCAACAGGCCCAGTCTCTGTTCCGGCTCCACGCGGCCGGCGAATTGAAGGACATGAAAGCGCGGGAAGCCCTGCAAGGGAAGATCGTCACGGTCACATTTACGGACGGTCGCTTGCGCAACATGAATGAGAAAGGCGAATGGGCCGGCGAGGTACAGGCGCCGGCGGCAGGAATCCCGGCCGCAGCACCGTTCGCCAAGGGCGATCGCGTGGTCGTGCAGCACGGCGACACGACCTACCCCGCCACGGTGAATTTCAGCGGGGAAGGCGGGACGTCGGTTACGCCCGACGTGACCGTGCAGCAGGCCCGGGATCTGCGCCTGCCGGGCGGCGCGGCCATGTATGTCTCCAACGAACTCATCAAGCCCGCGCCGACCCTGACGAAGGCGGCCGCCGAGGTCGCGGCCGGCGTCGGGACGGCCTACGACGCCATGGCGGAGATCTTCAAGGCGGCCGGCAAGCCCCGCGTCGGCAGCATGCTGGGCACCGGCGTCTTCGACGACGAGCTCTACGAGAAGATCAAGCCCCTGCTCAAGGAGACCTATGACCATTTCCGTGCGGCCGCCCTCGAAGTCAAGGCCTGGATGGTCGAGACCGTCAACCAATTCAAGGCCCGGGGCATCCCCGCCGAGGCCGTTATGCCCTACATCAAGCGCTATTACCAGGACCAGACCGCGGGCTTGACAAAAGCCGAAACCGGGGATATATTAACATCGCAGAGGGAAGGAACCGGCCATGAAGAAGAACGAGAAGGACTTTTGGGTGGTGAATCCCCACACGTCGCTGTGGCAGCAGTGGCGGGAGCATCTGGACTGGATGCTGGAGAATTATCCGGCCCGCGTCCAGCAGCTCTACGAGCAGGGGAAGCTGAAGGGCTACCTGGACCGCAAGGCCGCCGTGGCCTGGAAGAGGGCCTGCGCCCTGAACGACCGGGGCCGGAGCCTGCAGGAAGCGCTGGAGATCGTGAGCAACGACCTGCTGAGCCCGCCGGACGGCCCGGCCATGAGGCAGGACCCGCCGCCGGAACCGCTGCCGGAGAAGCTGGTGGCGGAAATTTGGGACTGGGCGGTGAACCTGCCGGAAGACCCCCCCACCGAATTCGCGGTGTAAACCACATCATCGAGCCCGGAGACGTGCTGTATCACGCCGGCAAGGTCTCCCGCATCAACGCGAACATCCGCGCCCTGGAACTATCCAAGCAAATCGAACGCGAGAACCGCGCCGCCACGCCGGCGGAGCAGAAGATCCTCGCGCAGTTTTCCGGCTGGGGCTCCGTGGCCCAGGACGTCTTCAACGACTCGTTCGACGAGTATCTGCAGTATGTGGCCGACAACCCGCGGTCCACCCTGGCCAGCCATCCCGAGCGCTGGCACCGTTTCGACCGGGATGATGCGGCGAAATTCCAGGAATGGAAACAGAAGTACGGCAACCGGCTGCACCCGCTTTTGGGCGGCATCCTGACGCGCGAGGAATGGGACGCCGCCGCGGAATCCACGCTCAATGCCCACTACACATCGGCCGAGGTCATCACGCATGGGCTGTGGAATGCCGCAGCGCGCCTGGGCTTTGCGTCCGGCCGGGGCGCGGACCCGGCGGCCGGCACGGGGCGCATCCTGGGGCTTTTGCCTGAATCCCTGCGCGGCACGGTCCGGCTGATGGGTGTGGAACTGGACGCCGGCACGGGCCGCATCCTTTCGCAGCTCTACCCCCAGGCCGACATCCAGGTGACGGGCTTCGAGAACGCCCAGCGCATCCCCGACAATTCGCTGGATCTGGTCATATCCAACTTTCCTTTCGGGAAATACCCCGTCCAGGACTCCAGGCACCCCGCCTATTCCGGCTGGTCGATCCACAATTACTTTTTCGCCCGGTCCGTGGATGCCGTACGCCCCGGGGGATTGGTGATCGCCATCACGAGCCGCTACACGATGGATTCGACCAAAAACGGCGAGGTGCGCGAATACCTGGCGCAGCGCGCGGACCTGGTCGGCGCGATCCGGCTGCCCGGCACGGCCTTTGCGAAGGACGCCGGCACGGAGGTCACGACCGACATCCTGTTTTTGCGCAAAAAAACGAACGAACCCTACCCGGAACGCAACGACTGGCGCGTCGTGCTGCCCGTCCAGGCCGGCGAGGGGGAGGCCCTGGTCAATGAATACTACCTGCGGCACCCCGAGATGGTCCTGGGCACGCACGCCCTGACCGGAAAAATGTTCGGCGGCGCCAACGAATACACCGTGACGCCGCGCACCGAAACGCCGCTTACGGATCAGCTGGACGCCGCCGTGGCGCATCTGCCCGCCGGGATCGCGGGTGAGGGCAGCCTGGCCCAGGCGGCGGCGGAGGCGGCGGCCCTGCAGGCGCCGATCAACGCCAAGGAAGGCCTGCTGGTCCGCCAGGACGGGAAATTTTACCTGGTGCAAAACGGACAGCTGGTCCCGCCCGAATGGGCCGGCGACCACAAGAAGGCCGTCCAGGCCAGCTATTACATGCCCGTACGCGACCGGGCCCGCGAGCTCATCGCCAAGATGCTGGACCCGGCGACGACCGACGCCGAGCTCGCCGAGCAGCGCGCGCGCCTCAACGGCGAATACGACAACTATGTATTCAAGTATGGAAGGTTTCACGAGCGCAACAGCCTGTATCTTGCCGACGACGAAGAGTTTCCGGTTGCGATGTCGCTGGAGAACGTCATCCGGAAGCCGTATGAGTATGTCGTCAAGACCGGCAAACACGCGGGCGAAAAGCGCACACGCACGGAGAACACCTACGTCAAGGCCGACATCTTCACGCAGCGCACGCTGTACCCCTTCCAGGAGCCGAGCCACGCCGACACAATCGAGGACGCGGTCCACCTGTCGCTGGCCTATCGCAACCACATCGACGCCGACTATATCGCCCGCATCCTGGGGCAGGAGCCTGCGGCGACGCGCGCGCAGCTGCTGGCGCAACAGCTGGCGTTCATCAACCCCGCCACGGGCCTGCTGGAGAGCCGCAGCGAATACCTGTCCGGGAACGTCCGCGAGAAGCTGCGCGTGGCCCGCGAGAACGACCTGCCGCTGAACGTCGCCGCCCTGGAGCCCGTGCAGCCGGCGCCGCTGGTCATCGACGAGATCTTTTTCCGCCTGGGCTCGGAATGGGTCCCGCCGGCCGTCATCGAGCGCTTCATCCGGGACGTGATGGGAACGCCCGCACAGGTCCGGCGCGCCTCCGTCGGCCGGGGCGACGAAGGCGTGACGCGCTGGGAGGTCCGGGACCCGCGGGCCCACCGGCGCGACGACCCGCACTTCACGGTTTGGGGCGCCGAAGGCGTCTCCGGTCCCGCGCTCGCGGAAGACAGCCTGAATTTGACCCGCACGGACATCTACGAGCCCTATACGGACGACAACGGCCGGGAGCAGCGGCGCAAGAACCCCGGCCGCAGCCTCAACGCCCAGGCCAAGCAGGCCGAGATCCAGGCGGCCTTCAAGTCCTATGTGCTGAGCCATGCCGAGACGGCTCAGGAGCTGGCCGACATCTACAACCGCGAAAAGAACAACTATGTGCTGCGCCAGTACGACATCCCCACTTTCGATTATTACCCGAACGCCAACCACGCCGTCCGGCTGCGCGCGCACCAGAAGCGCGGCGTCGCCCGCGGCCTGCAGGGCAGCACGATCTTCGCCCATGCCGTGGGCACGGGCAAGACCTATCTATACAGCACGCTGGCCATGGAGCTCAAGCGCACGAACCAGGCGCGCAAAACCCTGATCGTCGTCCAGGGCAGTACGGTCAACCAGTTTGCCGGCCAGGCGCGCACGCTTTACCCGGCGGCCCGCATCCTGTGCCCGACCAAAAAGGAGCGCACCAAGCAGGAGCGCCGGGCGCTGCTGGCGCGCATCGCCACGAACAACTACGACACGATTATCCTGCCGCATTCGTTTTTCGACGACCTGTCCGTGAGCCCGGGGCGCGAGCAGTCCTTCATCCGGGA